CTCGACAAAGAGTGGTCCAAACGGTCCTGCTTTGGCTTCAGCCTTAACTGACTTGGACGCTATTACACCTCAACAAAAGGAAGATATTATCCTTTTGGGTGGTTTAGCGCTTCAAGTAGCTATGACCAAGCCATTTCAGCCGACCGCTTTGGGATACTCGATGATGGAGATATGGAGATTAATCCATTCAAAGGCTGAGAAGTTTTCTCGTAAGCTTAGTTACTTTAGTGATAAGGAGGGTAAATCAAGAGTGATTGCTATTCTTGATTACTGGACTCAATCTGCATTAAAGCCTCTTCATGAGGAGTTAATGGGGATCCTGCGAAGGATTCCATCAGATTGTACCTTTAATCAGGATAACTTTCTCTCTTCTTTACCCTCTGTCGGTCCATACTTCTGTTTCGACCTTTCCGCTGCTACTGACAGGATGCCAGTAGACTTTCAGGTTAGTGTTTTATCTAACTTGATTGGAAGGGAAAAGGCAGAAGCATGGAAGCGTTTGTTAGTGGGTGAGCCGTTCGCGAACAAAGATTGCGACCACCCTGTATATTACAGGGCGGGGCAACCTATGGGAGCATACTCATCTTGGGCAGCGATGGCACTAAGCCACCACGTAATGGTTCAATTATCGGCAATTAATGCTCAGGTTATTAAACCTGGGAGTTATTTTGCTGATTATTGCCTGTTAGGTGATGATTTAGTTATTGCCAATCGTGAAGTAGCCTTGCAATATAAAATCTTGTGCTCTAAACTAGATATGCCAATTTCTGAGGAGAAAACTCTAATATCGGAAACGATGTTGGAGTTCGCCAAAAGAATTGTCATAAATGGTGTAGAGGTTACAGGATTTTCTATTGGAGGTCTCTTAGAGACTTGGAAGAAGTATTCACTTCTTCACGAGTTCCTAAGAAACCAGGCTTCTCACGGATGGGACTTGCCTATCTCTGTGCACCCAGACTTGATCCGATCCATATTCGGTTTATTTAAACGTTTCGCACATGCGGAACGGATAATTAAACTGTATATGGTTTACCACTATATCACAAACTTCATTAGTAGAGTTACTGATGAAGATGCGATATACGTTGACCGTATTAATGCAGGTCACTCGTTGAGAGTGTCCGTGCAGCAATACTTCCAACGTACTTTTCCTTTATGGGAGTTTATTTCAACTCCTGAGATGATGAATCTCCTCATTGACTATGTCAAAGAGATAAAGTTAAAGATAGCGGTATCGGATGTTGAGAAGTTGTTTGAAAACCGGGACTCTATAGTGAAAACTATGGATGACCAGGCTTTAAAACACTTCCCAAGCTTGAATGTCCAGTTATACCAAGCTCTTAGACGTGAGACGCTTCCCGTCATTAGTGTTTGTAATGACCTATTAAGATTATCAGTCGACGCCGTTAACCGTTTGGTTAGCGATGAGGACGTTGATATTTTCTCTTTAGGGATTTCCAAATACTATGTCGGGGAGGCAATCTTCAGCCTAAGAAGAGCTCGGTCCATCTCACTAGCGCAAGCTAGACTCACTAAGCAACTTCTAGATGTTTGGCAGGATAGATTCCTAGAATCTCAGCCGATGTACCAATATATTGAGAAATATACTGGCTTCGTCTCGGATTCGAAGGGTTCAAAACTGTCATCATCTAGAACTTCCTTTACGCCGGTTAGCCCTCAGGAGATTTCTCAAGCTTATCCTTCATCAAAGAGATTTAGGATAGGTAAGAGAATTCACCGTAAGGGGCATAAACTCGTGTAAAAGGAGGTTGCACGTGTAACCTAGTTTGACCTACTGAGTATGAAACTCGAGCG